AAGGTTATCAACGACCGAGGATTCAGTAAATACTTCCTCACGATGAAAGCCATCGCCGACCGTGCAACCCGGACACAGCTTGTTAGTCCCGGTCGAGGTTCTGCCGCTGGTTCTTTGGTAGCTTATGTTTTGGGTATCACACAAGTTGACCCGATTGAGTATGGTTTGCTTTTCGGAAGATTCTTAAGAGCAGACGCAACAGACTACCCTGACATTGATTATGATGTATCGGATCCGATGGCTATCAAGGAATTGTTAGTTGAAGAATGGGGCGAGAACACGGTTGTGCCCATCTCGAACTGGAACACGCTACAGCTACGTTCTCTGGTCAAGGACATTTCAAAGTTCTACAACATTCCTTTTACCGAGGTGAATGCGGTCACAGGCAAGATGCTTTTTGAAGCAACCCCGCTGGCGAAGAAAGACCACGGTATCACGGCGGGTGTTTATGCTCCAACATGGGAAGAGGTGATGAAGTATAGCAAGACTCTTCAAGCATTCCTGTCGAAGTATCCCGATGTCAAGAGCCACATTGAGAGGTTGGTAGGTCAGGTTCGTTCTTGTTCTCGTCATGCTGGCGGCGTGGTGATTGCTGAAGACCTCCACAAGAACATGCCACTTATTTATTCTGGTGGTGTTCGTCAGACACCTTGGTCTGAAGGTCAGAACGTCCGTCACCTTGAGCCGATGGGTTTTATTAAGTTCGATATTCTCGGCTTGGCTTCTCTTCGTATGATGGAGGGTGCAATCACTCACATCCTGAAGCGTCATCACGGTATTGAAGAGCCAACTTTTCAAGATGTTAAAAAGTTCTATGACGAAAACCTCCACCCCGATGTTATTGACTTGGATGATCAGGGCGTTTATAAGAATGTCTTTCATAAGGGCAAGTGGGCAGGAATCTTTCAATTCACAGAACAAGGAGCGCAAAGCTTCTGTCGCAAGGTGAAGCCTAATAACATCATTGACCTCGCCGCTGTGACTTCGATCTTTCGTCCCGGTCCTCTTTCAGCCAAGGTTGACAGGCACTACGTCAACGCAAAGTCTGATCCGGAGAATGTTCCATACCTCAACGAGATTGTTCGTGATGTGACAGAAGAGACTTACGGGTTCTTGATCTTTCAGGAGCAGATCGCTATGCTCGCTCATCGGCTTGGTGAAGACTTGTCGCTCGACGAGGGAAATCTCTTGAGAAAAGTCTTGACAAAGAAAGGTACAGGCAAAGGGGCGCAACTTAAACAAAAGCTCTGTGATAAGTTCTTGAGAGGTTGTGTCAATAAGGGGATGGCACGTCCTGATGCCGAGCAGTTGTGGAAGACTTTTGAGTACTTCTCTGGGTATGGCTTCAATAAGAGTCATGCAGTCAGTTACAGTATTTTGAGTTTCCAATGTGCGTTCCTCATGAACTATTATCCCTCAGAGTGGATGGCTGCGTTCTTGGACAAGGAGCCGGAGAAGCGTAAGGAGAAGGCAATTAACATTGCCCGAAAGAGTGGCTTCAATATTCGACCGCTCGACATTAACACTTCTGGCAAGGTCTGGGAGATTAGTGACGACGGGAAGACATTGATTCAGCCACTCACTTCAATTAAGGGTCTGGGAGAGACAGCGATTCACCAGATTGTTGAAAATAGACCGTTTAATACAATCGAAGAATTTCTCTTTAATGAAGATATCGTTTATAGCAAGTTGAACAAGAAAGCTATTGATGTCCTCGTTCGCAGTCAGGCAATGTCGAACCTTGTAGATGATCGCTTCACGGGTCTCAAACACTTCTGGTCAGCGGTCGCTGTCGACCGACCGAAAAACCTCAAGAAGTTCACAGAGAACGTAGAGAGTTATGCTCCGGAGGGAGACTTCTCTTCTGAGGAGAAGATCGAGTACTTGGTCAGCTTGACAGGTGTCTTCCCGATGTCTCTGATTCTGAGTGAGAAGATCTTAAGCCAGTTGGAGGAGCATGTGGTGCCCCCAATCGGCGAATACGATAACGACTTGGGGGTGGCTTGGTTCGTTCCACGTGAGGTGATATCGAAGAAGACGAAGAACGGTAAGCCTTATTGGATTGTCAAGGTGACAGATTCTACAAGCACCTTGACCTCTATCAAGTGCTGGGGAGTTGATCCCGAACGAGATCTGATCCACATAAACAGACCGTACATGGCAAAGTTGCAGTATGATGCACAATGGGGCTTCAGTACGAGAAGCTTGAAACATAACTTTAAATTGTTGGCGTAAAGGAGAAAAAATGTCTGATAACAATTTTGATTTTAACACTCTTCGAGAACAGCTTGAGCAAATCAAGAAGAGTCTAGAGAAACAGAGGGCAAAGTCGGAACAGGTTGACGAAGAGTCTGAAACCAATGACCGATGGGCAGAGCAAAAGGAGGCGTTCGGCAAGATGCTCGATGCATACGATGCTTTTCTGCCGAAAGATGACGTGGCTAATCTTTTTGGAATGGCAGCAGATCGCCTCGAAGCGGCGGCAGATGCTCTAAAGAACTTCCAGAAGGAAGCAGCACAGCCCGATAGCAATGATGATGACAATAAGGAGGAATCATGATTTTAGAATACCAAAGAGTGCGACCAGATGTAGTTCCGCCTACGAGGTCAAACCCCTCAGATGCTGGCTTGGATGTTTATTACTGCCCAGAGCCGGGTGTTGCTGGGGCAACGGTCGCAGCGGGTAAGAACGGATTGCTACGAACAGGTTTGAAATTTGGGGTTCCTCACGGATATATGCTGCAAGTGATGAACCGCTCCAGCATTGCCGCTAAAAGAAATTTAGTGGTTGGAGCCCATTGTGTAGACAGCGGGTACGACGGAGAGGTCTTTGTTGATCTTCACAATATTGGAACGGAGGAGCAGGTTATTGCCCCCGGAACCAAGATTGCTCAAGTGGTGTTGGTTCCCGTGGTCCCATTTAAGGCACTAGAGTTGAACCCAAGTACAGAGTTGTATTGGTATCCGATTACAATTAGTGATCGAGGCGACGGTGCCCTTGGCAGCACAGGAGAGTAGGATGTCAGATCGAAAGATTCGTCGGAAGAGAGAGAAGGACGCTAAGAAAAAATTGGCGAAAGAAATTAAACAGAAGATGAACATGTTTGATAAGCTCGGAGACGAGTGTCTTGCTTGTCGAACTTCTTTCGATAAGGCTAATCGAGAAATGGTTAGTACATGGTCTGTTGTAGTTAGGCAGAATGAGGATAAAGTTAATTTGTATTGTCCGACCTGTTGGTCTGCGGCAAAGCAATATGTAAAGGAGATTTCAGGTGGCGAGTAGTAACAAAAAGATGAGCATACATTATAGCTCAAAGAGTAACGAGTGGGACACCCCGCAAGACTTCTATAATAAATTGAACGCCCGGTTCTCGTTCACTTTAGACCCTTGTTGTACGCCAGAGTCGGCAAAGTGCAGCAACTATTACACGGAAGAGGACGACGGGCTGTCTCGAAGTTGGGCAGGGGAAACGGTGTTCATGAACCCTCCATATGGCAGGCAGATCTCAAAGTGGATCAAGAAGGCATATGAAGAGAGTCAACACGAGAACACAACGGTTGTTTGTTTGATTCCATCCAGAACTGATACCAAATATTGGCACGATTACTGTATGAAAGCTCACGAAGTTTGTTTCATTAAAGGTCGGCTACGTTTTGGAAATCCAGTCTCTAACGCAGAACAGAACCCTGCGCCGTTTCCATCCGCCATAGTGGTGTTTAGAGCAGGGTACAAACCGGTTATGGGCGGAGGCAATTATCCAAAAATTCATGCACTTAAGAAGACAGGGGAGTATTCATATGAGCATCTATGTTGAAAAAGAAGAGGCACTAACTTATCAGGACGTATTGTTGGTGCCACAGTACAGCGATATTGAGTCTCGCCAAGAGGTTGACATTAGCAACTCATTGAGCGAAGACATTCGTTTTGAGTTACCGCTAATTTCAAGCCCGATGGACACGGTGTCGGGTTCTGAAATGGCAGCAGCGATGGATAGGAGTGGGGGTACTTCTGTCATCCATCGTTATAATTCTATTGAGGAGCAGGTACGAATGGTCGCCGCTGTTTCCTATGAGCATACTGTCGGCGCAGCTATTGGGGCGACTGGAGATTTTGCAGAGAGGGCAAGCGAACTTGTTCTTGCAGGTATCGACTTTCTTTGTATTGACGTTGCTCACGGTCACCACTCTCATGTGAAGAGAGCTATCGAGACCCTTAAGACCCAATGTCCCGGAGTTCATATTATGGCTGGGAATGTGGCGACACTTGAAGGCTTCGACGCTTTGGCATCTTGGGGTGCCGATTCGATTCGTTGCAACATTGGTGGCGGCAGCATTTGCACCACAAGGGTCCAGACGGGTCACGGAGTACCCGGCTTGCACACTATTTTTGATTGTGCTCGCTCTGAACATGCTGGCACAGTCAAGATCATCGCAGACGGCGGCATCCGCAATGCAGGTGACGTGGTTAAAGCACTTGCTGCTGGGGCTGATTTTGTCATGGCGGGTTCTCTATTCGCTGGTACCGACCAGTCACCGGGTAAATTGCTTAAGACCAACCAAGGGAGTTTCAAGCAGTACCGAGGGATGGCAAGCAGAGATGCACAAGTATCTTGGAGGGGTAAGTCAGGTTCTCCAGAGGGCGTGTCCAGCATGATTCCATATAAAGGCGACGTGAATTTGATCTTGCAGGAGATGTCTGGAAGCATCAAGAGTGGACTATCTTATTCGGGAGCCCGAAACATTCAGGAACTGTGGGTTAAGGCAAAGTTTATCCGACAGACCGGAGCCGGTCAAATGGAAAGCTCAGCGCATATCTTGAAGAGGTACGCCTGATGAAGTACGGAAAGAATGAGAAAAGAATTCTTTTTTATGACACCGATAAGCGACATGCTGAATTAAAAATTAAATTAGAGTATGACGGCATGGGGCAGAGCGAATTTTTTAGAGCCTTGGTTACAGGGTATCTAAATGAAGATGAGGATATTATAAATTACGTGTCAGTTTACAAGCAAAAGTTTGGCAGACAGAGTAAGAGACAGCAAGCTGCGGTATCGAAAGAGCGACAGGGCGGAATGGAGCAGCAGGCTTTATTTGCAGAAGATGAGATTGAAAATATTTTTAGTATAATTGAGAAGGAGAACCCAGACCTATGAGAGAATGTGCAAAACTATGTAAGAAGTTAGATGTGTCCTGCCCCAATACTGATTGTCGGATGTACCTAGATTATGAGGAAGACTTGAACTGTACGTTGGTGACAGTAGACAAGTATGAGAACGGAATGACCCTTAGAGAAATAGCACCCAGACTTGGAGTTAGCCACGTTCGAGTTAAGCAAATTGAAGAGAAGTTGCTGCAAAAGGTTCGCAAAAGATTTAATAAGGAATTTGGTGAATGACTTTTACAACCAATAAAATTTCTTTTTCTGGAAAGCAGAACTACTTATTAGAGAACATGGGGCTAGCGATTCCCCTGAACAAATCGTTTTAAAACGTTTTAATAATTAGGAGATATTATCATGAGCAAGAAGAACAGTAGCCTTTTGGGTGAGTCGCAGATCCGTCGCATGATGGGGTTAGCAGGAATCCCTTCAGTAAATGAGTCAGAATTTATCGACACATTCCGAAAGACTTATTTTGAGGAAGAAGAGGAGGCTCCTGAAGCAGGTGCTGAAGAGATTGACATGGAAGCCGGAGCCGAAGAGCCCGTTGAGGGTGAACCGGCTGCACTAGAGCCATCTGCACCAGCGGACGAGCCCAACGTTGAGACCTTGGTCCAAGCCTTGGCGCAAACCATTACTGACGTAACAGGCGTTCAGGTAGATTCCTCCGGCGGCGAAGAAGCCCCGGTTGAAGAACCTGCTGCTGTTGAGCCAGACATGGAAGCTGGAGCCGAGCCAGAGATGGAAATGGGAGCCGAAGAAGAGGAGCCCATGGCTGAAGGTGGAAAATACAAGCGAGAAGACAAGGAAGAGGAAGAGGAAGAAGAGAAGGTCGAAGAAACTCTTGCTAAAGCCCTCGCCGCTGCTGGACTTCAACTTGAATTGGATAACGACGAGATGGTCGCAGAGATTACAAAGCGAGTAGCCGCTAGACTAGTTCGAGAATCACGTAAAAAGTGAGCATCGCTCTAGAAATAACCTAGTTGTCGCTTAGGTTTGTCAAGAAGCCATGAGGACAATATTTGTTTTCATGGCTTTTTTTCTTTACTGTGGTTGATTTTCGTTGTATACTCTTTTGAGAACAAATAAGCTCAACTCGGTTCAAAGAACTACTAACACACTATTTATTATTGTTGACAAGGATGGGAGTATAAATTAATGTCAGGTTATAAGTTGAAAGAGTTGAGAGGACTGGTCAAAGAGGCTCAATGGGAAGCCAATTGGACAGACTTCCAGAAAAAAATTAAAAGCTCCATGCTTTTAGAATCCCCTTCTTACCTGAAGGAAGCGAGTATCTTAAAGAACAGGTATCCATTCAAGGCTATCTTCGTGCTGGGTCCAGCAGGTGCAGGGAAATCGTTTCTTTCAAAACAAATCGGGATCCCGAAAGATTTTAAAGTTTCAAATCCTGATGAGAGAATCGAACAGGTCTTCCCAGCTTTTGGTATTAGCATGAAGTTCGTGACTAAAGATCAGAATCAAAAAGAATACGACATTCAGCAAATCTCTAGGAAGATTATGTCTAATGCTACGGCTGGTCATACGGCAAACCTGCTGATGATCGCAAACCCGTTAGTGTTCGACACGACAGGAGAAGACACGAAGAAGATTATTAGCAGGGCTGAAAACTTAATGAGGCTCGGCTACGATGTTGCGATTTTTCAAGTAAACGTTCCTACCGAGGTTTCTGTTGATCGTGACAAGAAGAGAAAGAGAACTGTAGGCGAACCTACAAAGATTATTTCTAAGGCATATCAAGAACAGGTGGTACAAGGTAAAGCTTATATGAAGGCAGAGTCTTCGTACCCCTACTTAAAGATCCTTGGTGGCGATATTTATCCCAACCTGTATGATTTACGTGACGGCTCTTTGCTGCCCGGAATCACACAAGAGTTGGTGGACCAGATTGCTCCAAACTTTACACCGGAAACTGCAAAGAATATTTTGTCTCAGGCTAGATCCGATGTAGAAAGTTTCTTGACATCAGAACCACGCAACCCAACAGGAGTAAAGATTCTGGCTGGAATGAAAGCAATGGTCGAAGAGTCGGGTGGAAGATACGGGCAAAACATGAACGATTTGTCCTTTGCGGCGAAGGTTGCACAGGACTTTCCAAAGATTAAAGACAATCCAGCTATTGTGCAGGCTATCAAAATCTTAGAAGAATTAGCAGGCGAGGACGGAACCATCCAGAAGGCTATGACCTCCGGCTCAATGCAAGCCATCAAAGGAAAGAAGGACGTTGACGGTGCCACCGTTAGAGATCTATCTGGTGACGCAACCAGACAGAAGTTTGAAGAAAGATTAACAAAAGAAGCAATTTATAAAATTGTACAACAAGCTATTAAGGGGTAAAAAATGTTATTTTCAAAAAAGAAAAAAGTCTCCAACGAAGAAGAGACTGTAGAAGAAAAAAGTTCCGAGGCACCGACTGAAATTATCAAACCGATGATGATCGTCATGCCTCCAATGGGCGGCGGCTCCGAACCAGCCCCTCGCTGTATCGGGCTGATCGGTGACATTACAGAGTCCAAAGCGGAGGTTGTTCTTTCAGGACTGATCACGCTCAAGCACAATGGAGTTAGCGTTGTTGAGGATGAAGACTCGAAAACCCCAGATGCAATTAAAGAGGTGTGTGAACCTATGGACATGATCATCTCCACGCATGGAGGTTCAGCATCAGCTATGTTTGCGATCTATGATGTGATGCAGATGATGCAAGAAGACGGCATGGAAATTTGTACCGTCGGTGTTGGCAAGGTTATGTCGGCAGGAGTTCTATTGTTGGCTGCTGGGGCAAAGGGAAAGCGAACCATCGGTAAACATTGCAGAGTCATGATTCACGGTGTTTCTTCCGGTGCAGGCGGAATGGTTGAGTCTATCGACAACGAGCTTGAGGAAATCAAGTTGATTGAAGATCAGTACATCACGGCTCTCGCTGCGAACTCAGCTATGACAAAACGTTATATTAAAAATCGTCTCAAGAAAAGACTGAATGTTTATATTGGAGCCGAAGAAGCTGTCGAGCTAGGTATTGCTGACATTATCTTATAATTTGAGGTTTTGATATGGACAGGCAGTTCTATAATGAATCGAGCGCATCCAAACTAGGTTGGGAACCCAGTTGGTTTGGGTGTGAGTACTTCGACGAAGATCTATTCGAGGCAATTGAAGATTGGCAAAGAGCCAACAGTCTTGCTGCCGATGGCTTGGTTGGACCCATGACATTCAGGAGGTTGTGGACCGAGCGAGAAGAAAATATTTCTGATCACTCTCCGAAGCCAATGAATGTTTGTTCCGGTGAAAAATTTATTGTTCACAACGGAAGTTTTCTACCAATTGACTGGGATAAGGTTGTCTTATGGGACGATCCCGACGGTCTCAAGTTAGAGGGTGGTCACTACAAGAAGCCAGAAAAAGATAGAAAGCCGACACAGTTTACAAATCATTGGGATGTATGCTTGTCCTCAGAGTCGATGGCTAAGGTGATTAATCGCCGTGGCATCGGGATTCACTTTGCTATCGATAACGATGGCACTATCTATCAACTAAAAGACACCCAGTATGGCGTTTTTCACGCCGGAGATCGATTCGGTAATCGCCATGGCATCGGCTTGGAGATTGCCAACGCCTATTACACGAAGTACCAAGGGTGGTATGAGAGAAACGGTTTCGGTCCCAGACCTGTTGTGGCAAAAGGTGATGCGATGGTTCATGGCAGGGGTCTCGAAGAGCATCTGGACTTTTACCCCGTTCAGATCGAAGCTCTAAAGAAGTTGTGGAAGGCTGTGCATCTTGGCATTGGTATTCCACTAGAGGCTCCAAGGCACGCAAACGGAGAGCCAATTTTGACAACAGATCCACGGTGCAATTCCGGTGAGTTTTCTGGTTTCAATCACCACTATCATTATACAAAAAAGAAAATTGATTGTGCAGGTCTTGATATTTGGACCTTGCTCGAAGAAGTGAAGGAGGAGATCGATCGTGAGCGTTGATCCGTTTTTAAATGAAGTGTTCGACAAGAGCAAGGGAAGGGAGAATCTCACCTTTGAGTCCTTGTGTCGTCTTGTGGAGGAGACGATACTGGAATCAGAACTAAACATGCCTGCTTCAGATCTGGTTGATGAGCTTATAGCGAACTTTTCTTCTGAGCTTCCAAAGATAAAGCCAAAAGCCAGCAAGAAGAATGGTCCTGTTGATTCCATTACAGATCTTGGCAGTCGTAACGCTAGGAATGATTTTGCAAAAAAAGCAAAACAATATATTATGAAAAAACACAAGTTGTCTGACGAGCAAGTTCAGTTTCTTTACAAACAGGATGTTGTTTCTGCTATAAAGTTTGGAAACTTAAAAGTATTTTTGAGGGGCGGGAGCACAGGAACAGCAGCTACAGCCTTCGAGGGCAACTTGGTTATAGCGATAAATAGTGCTATTGGCTCAAAGCAGGCAGGCAAGATTGAAGCAGAGCTTCGATGTGGCTCGAAAGATAAAAAGACGGGCGAGTGTAAAGGAGGCTGGGTAGAGGAGTCTCCTGCTTCAGACAAGCAAGCATCACAGATCGCAACGACTCTTGTTCCAATGATAAATAAGGCATTGCCCGAGCAGATAAACTTTATCAACAAGAACTCTGGTGGTGCTGGAGGTGGATTGTCTGAAGCGTATATAGCGATGGGTGTTAGATCTGGCGAGCCTAAAGCGGATTTGTCGATCAATGACGACCCAAGATTTGGAACATCTGTTAAGAAGGCAGGCGGCAGTCAGTACGCATCGGCACAAGCACCAGAAGCCAAAGCAATGTTTGAGGTGGCATATCGAGAAATCAATGCTGGAGATCAAGGGATAGACCAACAGATTGCTGAACTACAAGAATATATAGCAGGCACCGCTGGCAGACCCGGTGTTGGTAAATTTTATAAATTAAAAGACAAGGTTGTGGCTATGCTCACCGCTCAGGGGGCAGATGAGAAAAAAGTCGGAACTGCATATCAAAAGGTGGCAGCGAAATTATCTGGCATGAGCATGGAGAAAGGTTCAGCAGCAAGACTTGAGGTTCCAGACGAACAGAAGGCAGCTTTTGCGGCGACACTACAGGCAATGACTGACGAGGGAATTCAACCCTTGAGAGAGTCAGTCCAGAAAATTTTAGTTTCAGATCAGTTTCGTTTAGCTGTCTTTAAAGAGGCTGCAACTGGTCGAGGAAAGTTCGCAAACCCCGGTGATGCGGCTAATTATATGCTAGCGTGGGATCCAACCGAGCCCGAGAGCAGCGTTTTTGAAGCACTTTCGGACGACTGGTTTAAGAAAAAGTACAAGTCTGGTGCTGTGAACTTTAGAATGAGAAATCGTGGCGAGGCAGCAAAGCGTGGAGGAGCTTACAACATCGACGCAATCGAGCCGAAAGAAAAAGCTATGACTGCTGATTCCGATCTTCAAGAGTGGTGGCAGGACGATAAATATTATTTGGACGATGCTTTTTCACATCACGAGACAGGCATGGTCTTGTCAGAAGCCTTGGAGCAGCAGTTGATTGAGGGTGTCTTAGACTCTGTGAGGAACGCTCTTTCTAAAGCCTTTGGCTCTACTAAGGCAGCGGTTGCGTGGGGCATGGAACAGGTTAAGTCTTTTGCAGCAGCAGCGAGAGATTATATAAATAAATTTATTGGATTTCTCCGAGAAGCACTTGAGAAAGGCTTCGGAGCTTTTGTAGATTTTCTAGGATTCGAGATTGAAGGTCTCGAATACGAAATTTAAATTAACTCTTTACAAACTGAATACATCGTGTTATATTATTCTCACAACCATTGGAGGTACTGGTGAGCAACAAATTATATGAAAACAACTCTACACTAAACGAAAAGATTTTAGCCGGGGTTAACACCTTGGCAGACAACGTGGCATCCACGCTTGGACCACGAGGAAGGAATGTCTTGCTGCATGAGGATGGCAAGCTTCCAACGATTACGAAAGATGGGGTTACTGTGGCACAGTTCGTTGAATTGCCAGACCCATTTGAAAATGCGGCAGCACAAGTGCTAAAACAGGCTGCATCCATGACAAACACTTCAGCCGGAGACGGCACCACGACTGCAACTGTTCTCGCTCGTGGAATCATGAACGCAGCGCAAAAGCACATTGCGGCTGGGGCATCCCCAATAGAAATTCAGAGAGGTCTGGAAAAAGTTGTGTCTTCCCTGAAGGCGAACCTGAAGGAACAGGCGAAGCCCGTCCAGAGCCTAGATGATATTCTACATATCGCCACGATTTCTGCTAACGGAGATTCTTCCCTTGGTAGGTTGGTGGCTACTGCTGTAGATCAAGCAGGTAAAGATGGGGCGATCAACATCGAAGAGGCTCGCTCAGTAGAGACTAGTCTTGATTTGGTCGAGGGCTTTCAGTTGAACTCTGGCTATCTGGCGGGAGCATTCATTACAGATGAGCGTAGGCAGTTGTTGGAGTATAAGGACTTGCTGGTTCTTGTTACTGATCATTCAATTAATGCTGTAGAAGATATTCTTCCTGTGCTTGAGGCAGTTGCACGTGAGGGCAAGCCTCTTGTTATTGTTGCTGAGAATGTTGAGGGGCAGGCTCTAGCTGGACTTATCATGAACACGGTACGTGGCTCAATGAAGGTTGCGGCGATCAAGGCACCAGAATACGGCGAGCAGAGGAAGGACACCCTTAAGGATCTGGCACTCTCACTCGGCGCAGAATTCGTGTCTCGTGACGTGGGCATGTCGCTTAAAGATGTGAAATTGGAGCATCTCGGCACCGCCTCAAAGTTGGTTTCAAAGAAAAACTGGACGACCATCATGGGTGGCGGCGGCGACTACGAGGATGTTGATAATAGAATCGAGAACCTTAAGGTTGAGATCGAACAGACGGACAATATCCACGAGTGCGAACTAATTCAGAAGAGGATCACCCGACTCGCATCTGGCGTTGCAATTATTAAGGTTGGCGGCTCAACAGAGTCAGACATGACAGAGAAAAAGCACCGAGTCGAAGATGCGCTAGAGGCGGTGAAAGCAGCACAGCAAGAAGGGCTCCTCCCCGGCGGCGGCGTGGCTTTGATCGGAGCAGCGAAGAACTTGAGTGTAGAATTTGACCACCCAGATCAGAGGCTGGCACTTGATATTATTAAAGACGTGGTAAGAGAACCAGCCAGACAAATGGCTAAGAATGCCGGTGCTTCGCCTGACATCATCATTCAGAAGATCGAAGACTGCGATCCGGGGTATGGATATGACTTCCGTCAAGAAAAAATTGTAAATATGTTTGAAAGCGGAATTATTGATCCGGCTAAAGTTACTCGCTGCGCTCTTGAGAATGCAACTTCAGCAGCGGGCGTTCTATTGACCACAAACTACGCAATTATTGCCAAGCAATAAGGTCAACGTTCCACTATTTATTATGAGTCTCCGTTGTAGTTCGGAGGCTCGTAATCATGTGGAGGGCGTAGCCTTATGGAAGAGAAAGAATTGGCATCGATGTTGGTGCAAATTACGAGCAGTCTCGCTCTAGTCCAAACCCAGTTAGACGAATTAAAGAAAGCACCAGCACTCAATGGAAAATTTGACAAGTTGGTGGTCAAAGTTGAGGAGCTTCATGAAGGTTTTCATAGAGTCGAAGATATTCTCATTAACCCACAAACGGGAGAAGGTGTTGTCAGCAGGGTCAAGGACATCGAGAGTTATATGGAGCGCAGAGAAGACTTCATGAATAACGCTGTATATCCAGCAATGGAAGATTTCGCAAAAATCAAGAGCCAGATGGAGCTTCAGGTGAACCCTGTTCTTCTAGAATATAATAAATTAAAAGAAGAGGTTGCAGAATTGAAACTGAAGCAATCCATTCAGGCGAAGATCGGCTGGGCTTTGGCTTTAGCCACAGGCTCGATTCTGGTGAAGGGGATCATGGACCTCCTGCTGGCATCGAGCGGTTCTTAACTATCTGATTTCATTAATTTTTTTTTTCAATAAAAATTGAGATTCTTGTCTTTTTTCCTTGACAAGTAGTGTCACTAATGCTATATTATATATGTAAGGTCGGGGATTGACCCCCGCTCTTCAACAAAGGCTTATTGATGACCAATCCACAGATTCTGATGCTTGCCGTTCTTTCTTTTGCCGCAGCAGCCACCCTGCTCAAGAACGGTGAACACTACACCAAGAATGCAGCACACACAATATTGATATCTGCACCCTTGATGACAACAGTCCTTTGGGCAGGAGGCTACTGGGAAGCCCTCAATGCGCCTCAGATCATCACCATTATTCTCATGACATTTAACTGCACCACTTCTCTCGCCTTGCATGGCAGAGAAGAAAAGCACAATTTTCTTGCTGCTGTGGCTGACACCGCTCTTATCGTGGCTCTTTATTGGTGGGGTGGCTTTTGGGGATAATTAAAAAAAGTTAAAAAAGTACTTGACAATGACAGTAACTAATGCTATATTATATATGTACTGATGATGAGGGAGAGATTTTTGATGAATATTCGTGAGCGACTTGAGGCGTTGGTTGTAAACCCTAGACTTGCAGAGTCCGGCGGCGATCTTGACTTTGCAAAGAGTCTTTTGGGCTCCTACAATGCTCGCAAAAGCTTGTCCTCTGGTCGGCGTGTATGGCTCGACAGACTGGAAGAGAAGTACTCCGAAGCCAACTACGTGGATCCCCTCGACAACGAGACAGGTCGACAACTCAAATCCCTGCTCTCGGAGGACTTGGGTGATCGTGACCGTGCTTTCGTTGAGAGTTTGAAGCGTGGCTTCACTCGATGGGGAAACCTGTCTGAAAAGCAACAATATGCTCTCCAGTCGATAGCAGAAAGATACTCTCCAGAAGGTCAAGCACGCTTGGAGAACTGGTCGGAGGTATACCGCTCCGAGCACCGAGAAGAGGCTATTATTGCCGCTCACTACTACTTGGCGAACCCTCCTTATTACGGAGATCTTTCCGAGAAGATTCTCAATGATGAGAGTTTTATTCCGTCGGAAAAACAGGTCCGCTCTATTACAAAAAATAAGTACGCTCAGAAGGTGATTGCAGCCACGTTAGCCGAGGCTAAGTATCCGGTGAATTCTCTCGTCGAAGGTCGTGCGTCATCAAGCCGCTCTATTCGTGGTAAGAAAGCTTTTGTACTTCAGGTCAACTCCGGTCCCGTCACCAGCGCAGCGAAAGGGGTCAAGAAATACTTGGTTCTTCCTGTTGGCGAAGCTACCCCTGTTGTAGTTGAAGAACGCCATATCAAGTTGGTTAAAAAAATTAAAAAATAAACATTTTTCTTATAGAGGGGCTTTCCCTCTATAGTTGCATCTAGAGGTTTTAATATGAGAGTAAAGTTATCGTATACAGTTGAGCTAGGGGAGGTTCCCGACCGCTTGCGGGAGATTGTGAAGGAGTGTGGGCACCTGTTAGCAACTCAGGCGGATGTACTTGAAAATACATCGTTCGAGGCAGATGTCGGGGAGACGTTTTTAGAGCAGATAGATTCGGTTCGCCGTGTACTTGCGCTGGTTGACGATCGGCTAAATGATTGTTATTCTGGTGGTGTTGGGTACAGTCAACTCCTCTTGCAGGAGAGGAGTCAAGAGACAGAACAGCCCCAAGGTGCCGAGTTCTCGCACGAGGCACCTCCAGTTGATGTAGAGCAGATGAAAGTCCTCCAGCAGCAGTTGGCTGCTTTGAGAGAGGATGATTTTGGAGGTCTTGGTGGTGGCGAAGAAGGGTAAGCTGGTTTATATTCCCTCAAGCGTCACCTTGTACCAGTTCTATGATCCGCCCACTAACCTGACCCAAGAATATAATGTTCACGTTGGCAAGGCGGTTAAGAGATACAAGAAGACGTATGAGCCGAAGAATGTATTAGTATTAAGGGGTAGTTTGGGCAGGGGTCTATACGCAGAAGTTTTGTATGATTCTGAAAGATGGTTTGTTGAAACCAAAAACACTTATTCCGTAGGAGGAGAGCAATGTTAGTAGTATTAACAGAGGTGAAGGAGAATAGCACGACACGTGTCGGCACGGCAGAGAGAACAAAGAGCTATACGCTTCAGGAGGTATCCGTGAACCCTTCTCACGTTGTCTGCTTGAGGGAGGACAGTTCGATGTCAAGATCTTTGCGTGAGGGCATGTTGCCTGAAGGTTTAGATTCTCGACAGAGGTTTACTCGTGTTATTTTAGAGCGAGGGCATAGTGGCATCGATTTGGTCGTTGTTGGTGGACCTGAGCAGGTACGAGAAAAGATTTATGAAGGGGCAGTAGTTAAGAGGGAGTTGTTAAAAGGATGAATGCAGAATATTATCATATAGTTGTCATTGATGGTTGTCCTTTTTGTGACAACGCACGTGCGCTCGCTCAAGACTCTGAGGTGCCACATTATATCGAAGATTCAACTGAAAACGCAGAGTATCTCACCGAGATGAAGAAGGTGTTAGACCACCACACCGTTCCAATCGTTAGAAAAGTCACGATAAGAGGTGGGGAGATAAAAGTTGACCTGATCGGAGGTTTTACAGAATTTAAGGAGCACTTGAACATTGAAGAAAGCTAAGAAAATTAAAAAGAATCTCCCTGACTGCGTTGAAGGTGCAGAACCGATCGAGTGTGACTTGCTCGCAAGATCTCAGTATGCAAGTATGATGCCAAACTACGAACCAGACATCCTAAAGAAGGGAACTTATCATGGTTCTGTCTGGCACGACGTTGAAGGCTGGGGGGTCAAGAAGTGGGTGGTTACCGCCATCTTGGACGTTGACCATCGAAGATTGATAGACGAAGGTATGTCAATGGAGGAGGTCTTGGCAGGCTGCTTTGCCTACCTGAACAAGCCCCCAGAGCGAAAGAAGTTTCAACGAAGAAAGCGCAAGCCATTGTACGGAAACTTGGAGCCATATCCCCATAGGCACGGTACGAAGACTGTGGACGGGAAGGAGTATATTTGGGTAGCTCTCGTCACAGATAAGCGAAAGTGTAAAGAATTTTTTGGAGAAGGTTTTAAATCATGAGTCAGTCGGTGCCAGCAGTTTCGATTCCCACAGTCACGCTAGAGAACATGGAAGCGGAAATGATTCAGAAGCGTGAAATGACTATTTCGTTTATAAAACATTTTGCGTCTACGGTAGCCATCGCCGATTGGCGTGAGAGTCAGATGCCGGACCTTATTTTGGCTTACAGTTCTTATGAGCAGGTTATTGAGTACTTGGATAAGAAATTTACAGATGAGCACAGTCATTCCGAAGGGGGCATTCTTTTTGCAGAGCAAGAATTGCTACTGTTGACACAGGTACTCCAGATGATCGAATCTGCTACTTCTAGGCTTTCTGCGATTCACAACGTTTCCTTAGAGGTGCATTGATGAGCAATGCCCACCAGAGATTCAAGGATTACTCCGGAAAGAAGTGTTGGCAGGCATACGTCTCTGAAAGAAACAGAGTTGTGGACTTGTCAGATGCTGGCATGACGGAGGAAGAATCCGGCTCTCTAAGAATAGGTGACTTTGAGTTCTCTTATGTGCCCAAGGAAGAGAGGCAGGTTTGTGCCGAGGTCAAGAAGTTCATTGAACGACACGAGTGGCTTGGCAAGCTGCCGAACAGACCAACCCATCGCTTTACGGCGAGGTTGAAAAAAACTGGTGTTCTTGCAGGTACTATAATTATGGCAACGCCTAATGCTTTTTCAAATCTCTTGGGCGAAGAAAATAAAAACAGAGAAAAGTTAATTTCACGTGGAGCTTGCATTTCGTGGGGTCCGAAGAACTTAGGCTCTTGGCTGATTATGTCATCGATTCGGTGGATGGTGGAGAACACGGAGTTTCGATACTTTACGGCGTATTCTGATCCGGAGGCGAAAGAACTGGGTACTATATATCAGGCGTGCAATTTCGCTTATCTTGGGCAAACCAGCGGCTCGACATTCCAATATCTAGATCCTGACAACCCAGACAAGGGCTGGTTCAGCGATCGAGAGTTTCGCAAGAAATCAAAATATTTCAGATATGCTTCCGAAATTGGCGTGAGCAGGGAAGAGTGGAGCGGGTGGATGAAGAAATATTCCCCAAATTGGAATTTGGTTCCACCAGAAGTGAAAATTAAAATAAAAGAACGAGAGCGTATTTTTCGAGAATCTTGCAAGAAGCGACGAGTCCCGCCCAAGCACAAATATTGTTATATTTTGGGTCGAAGCAAACGAGAAACTAAAGCATTGCTTAAGAAGTTCGCAGAGAGCAGTCCGGATAGGCAGAACCTACAATACCCAAAAGAGCGTGGAGTTTAACCTTAAGTTAACCTTCATGCCTTAAAAAATAAAATTTTACACTTTTAATCATTCTATAATTAAGGAGTTTATAATGAAAAATATGTTGTTTGCCGCATTCTTCGGAGTTGCGATTGGAGCCTTGGTTTTGGCTCTATTCGCTCCGATGGAGCAGGAAGAGGAGGTGGTTGAAGTTGAGTTCAACCCAGAGGACTACCTACCGGTTGAGTTTCACGAATTCGAGCCGTTGCACGTAATTGGAAAAAAGCCAGAGAGCGTCGAGTAGACTCAAGTAAGGGAGCGTTCAAAGAACGCTCCCTTTTCTCACATTCGAGACTAATTAAACATATGAGTGATGAAAGACCACAATACGAGAAGGGAGACTTTTACAGAGTAGCTGTTTCCTCGATGCCAAACCTTGCCTCTCTTTTGCCCGACGGCATGGATAAACCATGGCAGGCGAGGCTTCTCGGTAAGTTGAAGATGGCTTGGAATTTCGTAAGAAAGCAGGCAATTTATAAGTCTGAAGATGTTTTTAAGGGCATGTTTGGGGAAGAACTGAGAATTGGAGACATTGCAACTCCGGTTGCGGTAACGGTGTTTATTCCAGATACGGAGCAGACAGTTACGTTTATGAACAGAGAGACTGATTTTGTAAATTATGACTTGATGCCACACGACTTGTTTCTAGTGAGACCAGATCTTCACGCTTGGCTGGCAACTTCGTACTCTTCTTGCATCCCCTTTGTTTTTTCTATAGAGAAGGAATCCATGGTTTCTCCTCCGCCGTCAGAAGCGTGCAGCGAGGATACTGGCTTCCCAGCGTGTAACGTGTCTTCAGTTTATGGCTTCGCACCTGTCGACGGCGCAGTTTCTGCGTACTACGGGGCAATGGGAGCCTCGTCGAACCAGAACAAGATTATCGTGACGGTCTTTGAATCAAGAAAGGCTCAACCTCTTGATTACGCCTCTGGAAGTAGGTTCGCTAGCTGGTGGCTCATCGGCTCGGCTTACTCTTTATTTAAGGCTGCGACTTATATGCTCAACAACGAGGGGGAGGACAAACTAGCCCTTTCTAAGCAATTAGGTGCTGTAGAGTTACCCTGCGTTGCATCAGAGGCAAGGGCGGAACTCAAGAAAAAGACAGGGATCGAATATCCGAATGGTTCTGAGTTTTCCAAATACACTAACGACAAGATGCATGATATTTTTAATCATCAGTATGATAAAATAAGAAAAATGATAGAAGAAGACCCTACATACAACTTAGAAAAGTATGCGAAAGAGGGGATGATTATTTGCGTATCCAGCGGCGGAGCGTTTGCCGTCGACGAGCTAGCTGGCATTTGCGCTCTTTGTGACGCAGTAGATGAGCGCAAATCGGAAGAGAGACGGGGAATTATAAATTTAATAACTGGAACTTCAGCGGGTTCTCTGAATGCAATATATGTATCTCAGATTCACGATGAGGTATACAATCTTAATGGAGACAACAAACAATGAAGATCAGGAAGATTAAAATCACGGAAGCCCAGAGGCTCATGATTAGCAAGGGGATGCCTTTGCTTAAAGAGGCAGCGGAGTTAGATCCGGAACAAGTACAGAAAGCTCTTGAGGATGCCGTTGGCGAAACGGCGGTTCTGGAGGATTTTCTTAGTCAGGACAACATGAAACGCTTTGAAGCCGCCGCAGAGTTTTTGCCAAAGCTGAAGGATTTTTTCGGAGCATTGAACACGCACTTTGAAGTCCAGAAGGCTCAGCAAGAAGAAGCGTCGGCTCAGGCTGAACAAGATGCGGCTCAGGCTGAACAAGATGCGGCAGTACAAGCTGAAAAGGATGCTGAACAAGCTGAAAAGGATGCTGAACAAGCAGAAAAGGATGCTGCTGCCGACGAAGAGGATGAGATGGCTCAGACTGCGGAGGAAAACCCTGCCCCTGAAGGAGAGCCTTCGGAGCCTGCTGAGGAGCCAGAGGAGCCAGAGGAAGAAGAGCTTAGCGAAGCTTATGAGAGAATGAATAAGCTCGCAGGGCTTCTAAGAGGGTAGGTTTTGAAGAAGTGGTTTATCGAGCACCCATCTCAGACGGGCGAGTCATACTTAGGGCACATGCGCTATGCTTTGGGGATCGCAGCGAAGCTGGTGGGCTACTCATTTCACTTAACAATTTGCTGCTTTGCGTTTATAATACATGCAGTCTTGCCAGCGGTCCCAGTACCGAGGCTTCTTAACTTGGAGCACATTGGCAGGAAAGGTTCTAAATTCTTAGAGGAGGGGGTTGAACGTGACCAACAAAGAGAAAAGTCCCAATAATAAAAAAGAAAAAAAAGAAAAACAAGACGATACCGGTATAGAGCAACCACAAGAAGACTTGATTCCAAAGGCACCACCTCGTCTGGCTGCTCAAGGAATTAGGACATTTACCGTGGCTCGTCAAGCTGACGAATCTGGTGTTTCTGGCACAGGCGTGGT